AGAGTAAGCTGTATCTAATCTATTTGAATCTGATATAGTAGCTTTTTGTTCATAAGCATTATATCTACCAGGAGCAATACTACCTGTAATAGGAGACGCTTGCTCTGCCCATGGTAATATCTTTTTAAGATCTTCTACAATGTCAGTAAGATCACTATCAATATTTCTACCAATAAATTTAAACGACTTAGCTTCGTCTTTATCGTCCCAGTTTTTATATACCGTGGGAGAGATATGAGGTATCCATACCTTAACCTTACCGCCCTTATCAGGGTCGTTATTCTGTACTACGATACCTAGGTAGTTACCGAAGTATGTTTTACTTTGATCTGTCTCTGGAGTCGCGTTTACAAATATACTCATGCTAATTTAACAAATGCTTTAACATCCTTTTTAATCTCTTTTTGTATTGTTTTTATAGTACTAATATCTGAAACGTTATAGGATTCTCCTAGACCGGAAAACACACCAGTAGAAGTAATAATACCCACCGGGAATTTCTTTTTTTCTGATATTTTATAGCTATAAGATATTGTCGACCTCTTAAGACCGGTGTTCATATCTTTTGTATATGAGACAGAGTCTGCAGTAAACTCCACCATAAAGTCTCCAACACTTAATTTCTTTACTTGTTGTGCACGGGCTGTGTCAATCTTATCTCCTAGTAACATTTGAATTTTATTTTCTGCTGAACTTGTCGTTTCTGTATTTATTAAAGCTAAAGAATTATTTAATATAACGTCTGTATTAGTCTCATTAGATATACCACCATCCTCTAACTCACCGGAGTTAATAACACTAAAAGTATAGCTCGACCATTTTTTATTAAGGATTTCTTCAGCCGGTTCGGTTTCAACTAAAGCTTCGACGGTGTCATCTTCCGCTTTCTCTAATTGTTTTTTGGTTTCTTCTTCTACTTCAGCGCTTGCTTGTGCTACCTTTTCATCTACAATTTTTTTAGTTTCAACTGAATCCTCTTTAAAAATCTTTTTACGATTATTACTTATACTCTCATCTGAGGTAGCGACTTGAGCCTTAACCTCTACCTTAGCCTCATTTATCTTATCAGTAGTTAATGTTTTAGTTGCATCAGTAACTGTATTATCCTTTACTCGATTATTATAAAATGTTTTTATTTTATTATTAAAGTCTTGAACCTCTGCTACACTAGCAGGAGTGGCCGCTGGACATATATCTTTTATTTTACCTCTTATACGTTGTTTGAATAATGTGACTTGATGCACTTTAATTTTTTCATAAGTTAATTTTCTCAACTCTGCGTCAATTTTAAATTCTAATTTGTTTCTAAACTTACCTAATATACCATTTATACGATCTTCAAAATTTAAAATAAAATCCACTGCCGGTACCTTATTCATTAAATCTCTAATTGCAGTATTAATACAACCTAAGATTTGTTGTTCGAGCTGCATCGCCAATCCAGCGGCTTGACCCTCTATAAAATTCTTAGCTTGAGCTCCTAAACCATCAACTCCAGCTCCTTGACTCAAATCAATTCCAGTAAAAGACTCTAAAGTCTCGTTAATGACTTGTTTTGGAGATGCATTTAATCCAGCTTTATAAGCGGCTCCTACTTGCTTTACTTGAGAAGGCGTAATGGTATCTACAATATCTATTGCGGATTGTTTTTGATCCGTCGCGAATGTGTCGAAGCTAAAAGCCATATAAATATTTATTGCTTGACCTTTATAGTGAAACCACTATAATAGATGGATGACGATTAACGTATCGCACGAATCTCCTATTACTCTACTACCAGAGTCATTATTATACAATGATTACCAATATTGCTTAGTACATTTAATGGAAGAAGAGCAAGAATATAGGGATTGGTTTTTAGAGCGCTTTCGGGCTAAGAGACCAAATGGGGAAATTCTATTAGATAATTCTATTTTTGAACTTAAAGAAGCATTTGATTCAGAGAAATATGCAGAGTGGTGTGAGAAGATAAAGCCAAATTATTACATTGTACCAGATGTATTAGAGGACTCAGAAGGTACAATGACAAATTTTCTAAACTTTACACTAAATTATAGGGACTTACCAGGCGCTACGATAGGGGCTGTACAAGGTAAAACATGGACGGAAGTCGTTGAGTGCTATAGGTTTATGGCTGCTCACGCTGATTATATTGCTATTAGTTTTGACTTTAGTATGTATGATGTAACTGGTTTTAGCAATCCATTAAATCCGGAAAAATTAATGCGGCAGACTACCGGAAGACAACAGCTCGTAAAAAGACTTATTGATGAAGGTTGGTGGGATTGGGAGAAGCCACATCACTTGTTAGGTGCGTCCCTTGCTAGAGAGTTTAAATGGTATGTAAATAATAATATCTATAATATTAGAAGTCTTGATACCTCTAACCCAGTAGTTGCAGGTCTGTTAGGGTGGCAATATAATGGAGACTTTGGTCTCAATCATAAACCTAGTCAACTATTAGCAGATCTTATTCATGCTGATCCTGATGAAGACGCAAAGGAGCGGGTTAGGTACAACACCAGTCAATTCAAAAAAATTATTAAACGATGAAGTGGGTAGCATTTTATAGTAAGACCGGATCTGAGATTGTTAATATATCTAGAGCTATCAAAAGATGGCCTGATCTTGTTGTAACTAATAAGCAAGACGATAAGACTACTCATGTAGAACTTGTACAACGTGTAAGACAAAGAGATACGGAGCTACTCACCCTACCAAGTTGGCCTAAAGAAATGGATTATACTAGAGCTGCTGATGAGCTAAATTATTCTATTTTAAATGATGCCTGGAAAGAGAATGTATTTGTTACTTTACATGGATACTTAAGAATACTGCCACCTGACTTTACCCGAACATCTAATATCTTTAACGGTCACCCTGGGCTAATTACAAAGCACCCAGAGCTAAAGGGGCTTGATCCACAAAAGAAGGCATGGAGTGAGAACCATATACGAGTAGGGTGCGTGATACATAAGGTCATCCCAGAATTAGATTCAGGGGAAGTTGTTGCTGAGAAGATGTTACATAACAATTTCGAGACATTTATTGACCTCGTAGATGCACTACACGTTGCATCTACAGAATTATGGATAAATTTTTTAAATGAAAGACTACAAAGTAATTAAAGCAGAGGTAGAGAAAGAGTATCCTGAGACATGTAATATGTTAAAGGATCTTTTAGAGGAAGAGTATGAACTGTTTATTAATAAACAATATGACTATGGTCCTACAAATATATCTGTAGGTCAAGACTTATCGAAACAGGAAGGCTGTGATGTTGCTAAGGCTGGACTAGTCTTCCGACTTAATGACAAAGTACAGAGACTCATTAACCTCGTCATTAAGAAAAAGACTAACGAAGCTGCCAATGAACCTATTGCTGATGCATGGAAAGACTCGAGCTTATATTGTAAGATTGCTCAGATAGTAGATAACGGTTCATGGGGCAAATAAAATGCTAATATCATTTACGGGAGCTCAATCATCTGGTAAGACCACATTACTCACTCATTGGAAGGATTGTGTGGATAACTGGAAAGTAGTTCCTGAAGTTACTCGCAAGCTGAAGAGGCAGGGGTTTGAGATAAATGATGAAGGTAGTAAGTATACCGACACTCAAACCGCAATATTAGTCGATCATCTAAATAATATCTTTTCGTATAATACAGATATTAATACTATTTTAGATAGATGTCTCGTCGATGGGTACATTTACACTCGATACTTTCGAATGGAAGGTAAAGTAGACGAATTTACAGATANATTATTTTCGCATATGTTAAAANGATANATCTCAAAGTATGATTGTATTTTTTATACTAGTCCATATGACGTNTCGTTAATTAATGATGGAGANAGATCTATGAGTAAAAGCTTTCGCAATAAGATTATTAAATTATATGAAGAATTAATCTTAGATAAGTATCCAAATGTTTTTGTACTTGAAGGAAGTGTTGAGAGTCGCTATAATAAGATGGTAGAAATTATTTCAAATGTCAAAACTGAATAACAAAAACGTAAGTAAGCATCTAGGTCAATCTAGTCAGTATAAATCTAATTATGATCCAAAACTACTAGTAAGAGAGCCTAGATCGAGTAATAGAAAACACCTCAAAATTACCGGCAATAAATTACCATTTATTGGTTGTGATGTTTGGAACGGATATGAAGTATCCGCATTAACTACAAATGGTGTACCTGTGTGCGCTGTAGCTAAGGTGGTGTATCCTAGCGATAGTAAATATATTGTTGAATCTAAGTCTATGAAACTGTATTGGAATAGTTTCAATATGACTAATATGGGGGATTCTCCTGTTGTGGTAGCTAAAAATATTGAAGAAACTGCTGCGAAAGATTTAAGTAAGTACTTACAAACTGAAGTACGAGTAAAACTGTTCTCATGTGATACAGACTTAAAAGACGTACGTAACCCATACACGGAAAAAAAATGGGAGAGACTTGAGAATTACGTGAAAGACGATATGTTCGTTGATAGGTATACTGAAGACCCTTCGTTACTCGATACTAAATATACATCAGCAAAGGATACTAATAAGATAAAAGTAATGTCGTCTCTGCTTAAGAGTAACTGTCGTGTTACCTCTCAACCAGATTGGGGCGATGTATATATCTCTATGGAGGGTCAATGGTTACCAGATCGTAAAGAGCTGCTTAAGTATATTATTTCGTTTAGAGATGAAAACCATTTTCACGAAGAGATTTGTGAGACAATCTTTAAGCGGCTATCAGATATATTTACCCCAAGATCTCTCGTGGTTGCTTGTTTATATGCTCGTAGAGGTGGGTGGGATATTAATCCTATTAGAACCACTCATGAACATTTCCTTGATGAGTACTTCTGGGATGAAACCATTCCTTGGATTAAGACCATTAGACAATAAAAAAAGGGCGCTCTTTCGAGCGCCCTTTGTGTATATAATCAATTAAGATTAGACGTAAGACGGGTTACCGTTCGCAGTCGCAGTACCTAAGCCTTGAACAAACACTACATGGTAGTAATTTGCAGCACCGAAGAGATGATCAACAACGCCGTAACGTGTTAACATACCAACCTTCGGATAGAAGGAATTAGGATCAATCGAACGCTGAACCATAACCGGGATGTAAGGACAGTAAATGATACCAGTATCATAATACTCAGGTCCTTTATAACCAAGTAACGCATACTCAATCTTAGCAGCTTCCGTAGCAGCGCCTAAGTTATAAGCAGCCTCTGTGCGGGTATCGCGATAGATGTTAAAACGTCCACCAACATTACCAACCTTAGCAACACCAACCGGTTGCGTGTTAACGTTACCATCTGTCTGCATCCAAGAGAACTCAGGAAGCATCTCAAGAATAGCGCAAACACGAGGTGTTGCAACAACAAAGTTAGCAGCACCACGGCGGTTACGAACAGCGAGCCTGTTAGCTTCAACGATCAACCTCTGATAGAAGTCGCGGTTTCTCTCAGCCATCCAGCGAGCATCTGCTGTGGAAGACTTCCAGATCGAATAACCAGCACCTTTACCGGCACCAGTCGCGGCTTTAATCATGCGGACAATCATCTCACGATCGATTTCAGCTTGAATCTCATACGACATAGCATTTGTCAACTCAGCGTCAACGTCAATACCATTCATATTTTTGAGATCCTGCTCTAACTCAACCGACCAACGAGCGTTCAAGCGACGAGTACCAGCCTCAACAGCTGTTTTCTCAAAGCTTAACTCAACCGTAGGAGCGTCGACAGCACCATCTAATTCAAAAGCAGATAACGCAGCAGCGAAACCAGCGTCAGAATCTGCAAAACCACCAGATAACCAGTGAGTAGCACCAAAACCAGGATGGTTCGCTGCAGTACTATCTAATGCAGCTTGAGCAGCACTCGCACCAGTAAACCCAGTGTCTAGGTTGTTATGACCTAACTCACCAACTGTACCAGCAGCATCACCTTGAGCAGCAGTACCGACATTGGCCGCACCAGCGAAACCCTCGCCAGAACCACCAATACCAGCGGCAGTACCGTCGATACTATCATTGCTGTACTTATAGCGAAGAGCAAATGCAAGACCAACCGGTCCACTCATCGGCTGAACACCAACGATCTCGTTAGTAATCAACTCGGGGAATGTACGGCGAATCATCGGAATAAGAATCTTCGGCAAACGAGCATCATTAGCGGCATAATTGTCACCTGAGCTATATCCACCATCTCCACCACCTTGATTGATGGAGGAACCACCGGCGCCGGAACCAAAGGCGCTAGATGCACCTCCTGTAGCTCCACCGGTATTGGCTTCCCTAATACACCACTCCTCTTGATTCTCAAGAAGGATGGCGGTGTTAACCCGCGTATGCGGGTCACTAATAGCTGAAACTTTATCAGAGGTATAATCCAAAACTGGACTCCACTTCTCCAACAATGTTTGAGCTCTATTATTGTCAATATAATTTTGACTAGGACGAGTTTGTGTTTCGTTCATAATATTTTTTCTGTTTATTGTTTGTTCCACATTGGAGAATCAGGTAGTAAATACCTCAACGCTAAAGATTACGTTACAATCGCATGTTAGCTAATTCTTGAGCATAAAAATTAACCGCTGATTTCGGAGTGTCAGAGCTCTCTTTCACCATTTCAACCTGTGCATCTTGTGTTTTTGTCTCATGAATTGCTTCTTCCTTAAGAATGTCAAGAGATTCTTGAGCCTTCTTATCGAACATGTTTACTGTGTAATCAAAATTTTCTTCAATAAAAGAAAGATCTCTATCAGTAAAAGTCTTTCTTATAAAATTGCTTTTCTTTTCATCGAACTGACCAATTCTCTTTTCAATAAAAAGGTCTTTTTTAGTTTGCTGTAATTCAGTTGCGAGATCTGTATTTGATGTAGTTAACCCTTTAACTACCTTCCTTGACTCATCAATGGTCTTTTTACCATCTTGTACAGCCTCTCTAATAGACTCATTAGCAAGCACC